CTCTGATGAAATGGCGTTGGCCTTCGTTTTATCTAGGCCCAACATAGTAGAAACCTTTTCCATGACCGTCGATGACTTAGAGGGTGTGTCTCTCTTAGATATACCCATAACACCATCTTATTGTCATTTGGTTGATGGAACAGCCGCCAAAGGTTTGTATGCTTCTACGCATCTTTCGTACATTTCCAATTTGTTCGCTTATTGGAATGGTTCGCTAGTGTACAACATCAAATTAGCGAAAACATCTCTCCACTCTGCTCGAATTAGGATTTCATACTGGCCTTTCACCAGTTCTTATGACGCCGATCTCGCGTCCAATGCCTACTCTTTAGTAATGGATTTGCGTGAATCATCAGAGATCTCTTTTCCTGTGCCTTATGTTAGTTCTTTACCTTGGTTAAAGACCAACAGTTATCAGCACGATGTAGGAACCTCTGGTCGTTTGCGCATTTCTGTAGTTAATGCGTTGCGAAACGCTGGTGATACAGATTCTACTATAGATGGCTTTGTCTGGATTTCAGCTGGTGAAGATTTCAAGTTGGCTGGATATGGATTTAATGACTCCGCAATAAGAGCCACGCCTTTTAGCTCTTTCGGAGAAGCTCCAGATCCTCCTATGGAGGTAGATGAGCTACCTGTAGCCCAAGTTGGCGAAAAATCCATTGCCGCTTCTAATCTAGAACAAGCGTCTTCCATGCAAATGCTATCAGCAGACTCTGATCCCGAGTATGCAGTGTATGCGTGTATTGGTGAACATATTTCCAATCTTCGTTCACTACTTAAGCGAGCAGTCTTCTATAGACGGCTCGACTCTCCTACTACTCCCTTCTCCTTATATCATCCTCTCGATCCTGCGACGACTGAGTTACCAGCTGTGACGGATTTTGATGTTGAGTGGCGAGGTGCTGGACAGGTGGGTTTGCCAGAAGTTGGTCAGATACATCCTATCAACTATCTGTCACGAATCTACAGGTTCTTCCGCGGCGCCATTCGGTATCACTTCTTTCCGACTGACAATCCGGGCGGGTTTCTTAAAACCTATCCTAGGTTGCAAGCCGCAATGAATACACCTATTAATGTGCTTCCCATTGCACACAACAGTGTTCCTCAAGTTGAGGTACCATTCATGCAAATGTGTTCAAAGCGCCTGGTTGGGTTTGATATCCGTCCTTACGCTTCAGAATTCAGCAAATTGTCTGGTGTCGCAACAGGTTACACTGGTCACTTCGAGGTGTTCGTCAATGTTGGAGAGGACTTTTCCTTTGGGTGGCTCATTGGAGCGCCCGCTGTTGTTTCCTACAGCACCCCTTCTTCGGGTGAAATTGTGGGGAGCTTTTCTCCCGTTCCTATTAGAATATATGGAGACTCGTCCACTGAGTACGCAAACGTAACTGACAACTCCCTTAATGTTGTTGGGGCATGA